TGTTTTATGGGATGGCACTGTTCCTGGAAATGAAATTGACTTAGTGCAAGGTGTAAATCCCAGAATCATTGAAGGGTTAAATGTCGGAAATGCTGACGTTGTTTATGTTGGGCAAACGATGCTGAGGTTTCGCTTTTTTCACAATACCGATGTTTCAATAAAGATATCAAGTTTTCCATCCAATACCCTACTATACACATCACAAGACTATTATCAAATAGCGGGAAGAAAGTTGGAGGCAACTATTGGTTCTGCAACCATTGATGTCAATGGCAAATATGGTGGCACAAATCTTTACATTAATTATGGGGGAGCATTTAAGCCGTCTCCAGCTTCTCCACCGCAAGCCAACGATCCGAGGAGCAATTCGGTTTATATGAGTTTTCAAGACCTTTACGGGTCGCTTTCGTCTTTGTATAATTTGAGTATGTATCCATATTTTGATGCAGGTACTCAATATGTCCGTATAGAACAGGAAGACTATTTTTTTCCAACCACAGGGTCAACCATTCAGATTGATAGCGCAAGGCTTATTTCAAAAAGGAAAGATAGTGAGTTTGGAATATCTAAATTGAATTATTCTCAAACCAATCAAAATGCTTGGGCCTATCTTCAATCGGAAGTTTCTTACATATCAAATGATTGTACTGACAATGAGGCTTCAATCAACACTTCTTTAGCGTTTCCGCAGGGTGGGTTTTCTATTGATGTAGAATTGATAGACAATGAAACCATTTATATGGTTGATTGGGGCGGGTTTGCGGCATTAAGTGCAGCACAGCCTCAATTACTTTGGAGCGCATTCACAATACCAGCTCCATTGCCGCCAAACGAATATTTGGGGAGCGTGTCGTATGTGTCTGAATTTAATTCTTTGACAGGGCCACCGTATTTTGGGAGATTCTTAACCCACACCGGTTCAGCGGTTCATCCTTTGGTAGCCAAAAATTATGTCATACGAACATCCAATGGTTTAAAAATAAAAGGCTCAATCGTTGACAATACATCGTCTTTGCATATCAAATACCTTTATAGTATTGAAGTGCCTCTTACAAGAAATGAATTAAATCTTATTTTGTCAGATCTTCCTGCCCCGATTGTGTTTAATGGCATAACGGGATGGATTTTGAATATGGCTCACGACATTAAAACAGGAATGACTACCTTTGAACTTTTAACGGAATGATTACTCCCAACCAACCTATTGTCTGCGTAGATAGCACTCTTGGAGCGACCAATTACACGCCATCGGATTGGACAACTAAGGCTTCCTACTATCAAGGAGATGCAACCCTTATTCCAGGCACGGGCGTTGAGTTTGGTGGAGGCGCACCAAGCACAAAGGTTGTTTTCACCACCAAGCCTCCCTGCAAGAACGCTATTCTTCGGGTAAATGTGACGGGCATAACGCTTGACCCCGGATGCACCGCCACGCTTGTTGGACTGAACAACCTGAACATTGACTCCGTTGGGTGGTGGCAGATTCCAATTACATCCGTTGCATTTGAGGTTGTTATTTCTTGCCCTGGATCGTTTATCGCAATTACGGATATGGAGATTCTGTGTTTCTCCGTGGACGAAGAGGACTGCACCAACTGCAAGACGGGCGATTATTCTCAACCCATCCTGCTCAACAAGATTCTCCCAACCAATACGGACTCCTTGTCCTTGCAGATGGAGGGCATTTTCTGCCCGACCAATATCATTGCTGACTTTTGCGTGGATGGGTCTGCTTGGACTCTTGCAACGAGCGCACCCTATGCGGCCCAAACCTGGATTGACCTTAACGATATCCCCTGCTACATTTCCGTAGATGGCGGTTGCACTCCTGTTCAGGCCACATCAAATTGGTCTGCTACGGCCACGGCAACCATTGACCTTGTGACGGGAGGGCATTATTCCATCACGCTGACGCTTGACGGGCTTGAAGGGGAGTTCTGCGGGAATGTGGACATTCTGCTTGATGGGGCGATTGTGAGTACCGCAGAGAACCTTTCTTGCCCCGGAGACTACACCTTCTACTTCACCTGGACGGGAGACCCCGGCACTTACTCGCTCGTTGTTCGTTTTCAGCCTCAGCTTATTAATGGCGTTTACAAGGCGAAGATGAAACTCACGAGCATTGAGGTGAACCGGGCTTCTGGAGCGACCGTGACCCTGCTGCCATCCGACCACTTGACGGGCGTTGATTATGCCAACAACTTCAAGACGAGCTATGTCTTCGGGGTGTTTACTGCGATTCAGCCCGACCAAGGCCACTTCTTCTACCAATTCGGCTTTACTTCGGGAACATTGGCCCCTTATTCGCAGTACGACTGCTTTAGGCTGTTGATTACGCAGGACTATTCCTGCAATGAAACGATGCAGTATTGCGTCACGGAGACCTACAAATGGGTCACGGACACTTGCAATACCATCCGCGTTCTTGCGTCCCAAGATGTCACGGACGAGAAGGGGGCTTGTGCCTTTGGCTTCCAATACCCTCCTTCGGGCGTGTTCACCGGTGGCTTCTTCCACCGCACCCGAATCTATGGCGAACTGAGGAATCCGCAGTTTGATGGCGAGGTCGTTTCGTACCAGGATAGCGCGGGAAGGAAGCGCGTGGTGTACGCGGAGAGCCGGGAGTTTATGGAGATGGTCGTGAACCTATCGCCCAAGTATGTCCACAACTTCCTCCGCTTGGCTTGCAGACACGACATCTTCAACTTGAACGATAGCGTACTGCCCCAGGCCGACTACTTCACCCGCTCGGAGACCTATTCGCCCACTTGGGTTCGGACGAGAACGGTTGCTCCGGCATTCCTTGAGATTGAGGTGAAGGAACAGAACTTGCGGAAGGATCCGTGTTGCGATGGTACACCGGTGAATCCAACGGACTGCGACACCACTTGCGAACCTTGCGAGGAGATAGGATAATTCCTATCAACCCATTATCTTTGCCCTATCGTGCGTTGTGGCCGGTCTGCCATCCAATGACAAACTCAAAATCCTTTCAATTTTAATCAAATGGCTTATCTTGAATACGGCTGTTCTGCCTTGCCGAACCACGAACTCGTACTTTGTGGCAATTACCTTCGGGGTGGCATTTCTGCGATAGGTATTCTTGAGGAAGATGCTTTCGGAACGGGCGCAACTTTCGCGACTGCTGCCGACTGGAGCAATGGCGCGAAATACGCTACTGCTATTGCCGCAAACGACCTCAAGATTATCAAGAACATTCGCGGAACTGTCCCTGACGCATCTCCTGTAGATGTTGACAACCCTGTTGGTTGTGGCCCACAAAGCCTCTTGGCCGGGTTTGACTTCACCGCTACTTGGATGGATGCCAACACTACGGATGGTGCTATTGACTTCTACAACGCTCTGAACAAGCGCGTAACGGGGTTGATTCTCTACCTGTGTGGTTCCAACGAGGTTATGGTGATCACCTTGCCCGTGAACTACGTTTGCCTACCGGTGAATGTCCCTGCTTCCAACAAGGAGTTGCAGATGTTCAACTGTACGGCTCGTGCTTCCCTCGGCCCCGATCAACTGCCCCAGAAGTACCCTGCGCCTTCCAACGCAGACGCTATCTTCGGAGCGTAAGTTAATCTTCGGGAAAAAAGGAATCCTCGGCCAATGGTCGGGGATTTTTTTTGGGATTTACCTATATTTGCACAAATGAGTGAACAAACAACGGGCATAGTGATAATGGCCTTCGGGAAGGCAGCATATCACGAAATGGCATACAACTTCGCCCTATCGGTAAAGCATTTTGACCGAGACCTGCCAATTCAGTTGATTTGCGACAAGAATGACGTTTTAATGGGCCACAAATACTGGGTCTTTGACATTTTGACGCTGATTGACGAGCAGGACTTGTACCACAACAACGCCTTCAGTCCAGGCAGGGCCAAGACCCGTATGGACAAGTATATGGCCTTTGACAACAACCTTTATTTTGATATTGATGGGGTTGTTGTTGTTTCATTGAGACCTTTGGTAGATCATCTTCTTGCGCTACCTAAAGAAGGATTTTTCTATTCGCAAACCGCCTCGTGGACTGACCCAAAAGGCAGAACGCCAATGGCAAACCTAAAGCAAAATGGCCCTGACTTCCCGGAGATGCAATGGGCAACCCTTGACACCATTTGGGAATACCACGAACTACCTGACGATGCGATGGTTACGGCCATCAATAGCTCTTTTATGTTTCTTCGCAAGGGGAAGAAGTTGACCCAATTCTTTGAGCAGGTTAGGGATAACATTGACAACGGCATCCCGGTAGAGAAACTGAAGATGCCTTGGGGAGGCACATATCCCGATGAACTTGCGTTCAACATCGCCTGCGCTCAGTTCGGCATTGACCCGTGGTGCGGATTGAACCCCGTATTCTTTCAGTTTCGTAATGCTATCAACGGCAAGACCGTAAAATGGATTTACGAAAACTATTTTGTCCTCGGCCTTTACGGAGGAGCCGGATTCTCTCACAACTCTGCTTGGGAGATGTCCTGTAAACTTTTGGGGCAGTATCACGCTGCTATGGGCTTAACTCACGAATACAAATGGCATAGTCTTGTAAAACAAAAACACGCAGGAAAGCAAAAGCAACTGATACGATGGAATTAGAAGGATTCGTTTCTATCATAACGACCTGCAAGGGCCGTATGCACCACTTGGAGGAAGCACTACCAACTTGGACGAGCCAGGTAGGCAACAACTATGAAATCATCGTGGTGGACTACGGAGACCCCGATAAAAGTGCGGATTATGTGGAGGAGTTATGCGACCACCGGGTTCGGGCCGTAAGGCACGAGGCTGAAGGATTTAATTTGAGCCACGCAAGGAATCTGGGTGCTTTGGCCGCTTCACCGAAGGCTGACACCTTCCTTTTTATGGACGCTGATGCTTTAATGACCAATGACTCGTTCGTGAACTACCATCGGCAAAAGGTTATGGTTGGGGGTTCGTTTGTGACCGGTTGGGGCTTTGGTGATGGGACGGGATGTTGTATGGTATGGAGGGAACTGTTCAGCCGGGTTCGGGGTTACAACGAGGTAGTTGATGGATGGGGCTTTGACGATGTGGACTTTTATTGGCGCATTGAAGCTCAAGGATTTGAGCAAAGAGCCTTTCATAACGGCCTAAGCACCATTAAGCACGATGACGAGGACAGGGTTCGCTTTTACCGGGACAAGAACCTATACAAGACCAATCAAAACAACCATAAGCGTATTCAGGCCAATTTTGTGAGTTGCATCCCCGAAAACTTTTGATGTGAGCATTAAGGTAAGGGCGATTTGTAATTGGACTGATTCCACGTCCTTGAACCGCAGGATTATGGAGCAGTCCCTCTGGAAGGAGTCGGATGGCATTCAGTTCGTGGATGACGATTCCTACGATTGGCTTGTGGTGTTCAACGATAAGCGTGGCGCAGAGCCTCGCGTACCAAAGGAAAGGGTTATCGGCTTCATTCAAGAGCCACCCGATCACGATTTCTTTGACCGCAATATCGGATCGTACTGCTCCATCGTTTACACCTGCGCCAACCCAAACACCTACGGCATCCCCGGCAACCTTGTTGGCTTCCCCTGCGGGATGTTCTACCATATGGATGGCCCTCTCACGGATTACCTGGATGAGTCCATCGTTGACCGCAAGAGCCGGGTGCTTAGTATGGTTACGAGCGGCATCTCCCACGGCTTCTACTTGAACCGCGTTAAATTGGCCCGTGAACTTGCACAGACGGCCTATGCCGATGTCTATGGGCGTGGCCTTGGTCTTGGTAAGGGCGAGTTGCAGAACAAGGCTGACGGCCTTATTCCGTACCGTTATTCGGTATGTATGGAGAACGGCATTTGGCCGGGCTACATCTCCGACAAGATTATTGACGCGATTCTCTGCCGGGCCATCCCTATTTATGTGGGTGCGCCCGATGTGCTTGAGTACATCCCATTTGCCCTCATTTTGAACAACTACACCAACTCACACATTGCCAGAGAGAATGTGAACGGGATTATCACCTGCACTCGGCCTCAACCTATCGTTGAGCAGATGAACGAGTGGGTTCAGAGGTATGCCGAGGAGTATACCCTTTATTCAAAAATCAAACAAACCATTTTAAACCAATAATTTATGCACCAACAACAAGTAGATTTCATTAATGTCGTAAAGGCAGGTTTCCCCGAAATGTTCAAAGGCAAAAAGGTCATTGATGTCGGAAGTCAGGATATCAACGGGAGCAATTTGCAATTTTTTGAGGACTGCGAGTATCTCGGTATGGACATCGGTGAAGGCGAGGGGGTTGATGTGGTGGCCTACATCCACGAATGGATTGAGGAAACGGACGAGCGTTTTGATGTGGTGATTTCGGGCGAGATGCTTGAACACGATAAGTTTTGGAAGAAGAGCATTAAGGCGATGTATAAGGCTTGTAAGCCCGGTGGCCTCATTGTGATTACCTGCGCTGCTCCCGGAAGGCCAGAACACGGCACGAGTAAGTCTGAAGGATGGAACTCCCCCTTCACCACCGACTACTACCGAAACATCTCCAAGAGCGATTTGGAGTTGGCCTTGAAGGGATTGACTTTTGAGAAATGCGAAGCATCCATCCAGGGTTGGGACTTATACTTTTGGGGCGTTAAGGCGAAGTAATGTATATCGGCATAACGACATTCAAGGAGCGTTTTCACTCCCACTTTGTCCCCTTGATGGAGGATTTAAGCGGGATGAATGTCATTGTGGCCGTGAATGCTTCCAACGGAAAGGGTTTGGACAACGAGTACCGCAGGGAGATGCTCAATTTCCTTACGAAACACGACAATGTAAGCCCCATCTTCTACCAGGAGATGCGTGGTCTTGCAAAGATGTGGAATGACCTTGTGGTGCATTCTCCGACCTCTCACATCTTAATTCTGAACGATGATTTGAGGGTGAGCAACCCAAAGGCTCTTATGGATAGAGTTTCTCAAATATCTACGACTCACGCTAATATGTTCACCTTGAACGGATCTTGGTCGCATTTTGTGACCTCAAGGAGGATGATGATGGAGTTAAATTGGTTTGATGAGCGGTTGCTTGGCTTTGGCGAGGAGGATGGGGATATGATGTACCGGCACATTGAGGCTTATGGCTTTATGCCGCCATCGTTTGACTGCCCTCACATTCACAATGTTTCAAGCGATGTCAGGGACAACGGAGTAAAGCCGGGAGTTGCAAAGTACAGCTTGTTCAACCGAGCCTTTGCGGGATTCTGCGAACACAACATCCCTTCTCTTCCCAAGAAGTATTCTCCAGATAGGAATGGGATTCAGGCAATGTTCAATGTGCCTATGAAGGCCCAGGTTGAGAACAAGACTCAATATCCTTATGAGGAGTTCTTTGACGCATACAAAGGATGGCTATAAATTGCGTAATTTTGAGCATAAACTCCATTCCAATGTGCAAGTGCAGAGGCGGTAAAAAGCGATAGCTATGACAAATGAACAGGTCAAACCCTTGTTAGACCACATCATCGCTGAGTACAAGAAGTACGAGGTGAAGAAGAAGTCTGACAAATTCTACATCCCTGACTTCTACCCGACCTATCGGGCCTGCGTAGAAATGGAGATGAGGCTTCGTATTCACTCCGACTACGATGCTTTCCCGGAAAAGTTGTTCAGGGAGAAGGCTCCAAACGAGCTTCCCCACGAGTTCAACTACCGCAAGAACATCTACAAGCCTATCACCGTGCCTTACTTCCACAAGGCCGTGAACATTGCGGGAAGGGTTTGGAACCGGCAGAACTACGAGATGCGCTTTGATGACGCTTCTGAGGAGCGTTACTTCACCGAGGACTACCCTCGTTTTGGTTCTTTGGAGAACTACTTTCAGCAGATTGTAAGCTTTATGACCTTGACCGACCCCAACGCGGTCTTGGCGATTATGCCTGCGAATCTGCAATACTTTGAGGACGGCACATTCAACGACACCGTTGAAACCACCCCGGTGGCCCATTGCTTTCACTCCAAGCGCGTCTGGGCTTGGAAGGAGAACGAGTACGCCATCATTAAGGCCGACTACGGCTCGGAGGTGGAGAATGGCCGTACCAAAACGGACGATGGCCTTGTGTTCTTCATCTTTGACAAGAACGAGATTCAGATTGCCAAGCAGGTCGGCAAGAAGGCCGACTACATCTTTGAGGTTGAGCTTTACTACAAGCACGATATGGGCAAGATGCCCTGCACTCGTTTGGGCGGTATTTCGGTGCAGGAGCAAGGCGATTACTACTTCCAATCCTTCTACACCCCTGCTATCCCGGCTCTTGACCAAGCCGTGTGCGATTTCAGCACCTTGCAGATGTCCAAGTACAGCCACGCATTCTTGCAGAAGTGGGAGTATGTGGACGAGTGCGACAGGTGCAATGGTTCGGGGCAGACTGAGGAAGCATTGGGCTTTGAGGAGAAGGTGGCGATTGCTTGTTCTAACTGCGGTGGTTCTGGCACGAAGCGGATGTTCGGGCCGATGTCGGTCTATCAAGTGCAGACCCCGAACCGGTTTACCACCGAGGTAGAGACGAAGGTGAACATCCCCCCTGCCGGGTTCATTGAGTTGGATCCGCAGATCCTTGAGTTCTTGAACAAGCAGGTCATTACGAACATCCAAATGGCCTTTGAGTTGTTGTCCATTGATGTAATGAACAACGAGAAGATTTCGGGCCGTGAGACTGCCACGGGTAAGGCGATTGACCGGGAGGAGCTGTATTCCTTCCTGCTCCGCTTTGCCAACACGGTCTTCCACGACTTTGAGTTCGCTATCAAGACGATTGGCGAGATGCGGTATGGCGCAGACTTTGCAATGCCTGCGATTCGCTATCCGCAGAACTTTGAGATGCGCACCGATGCTGAATTGACTGCCGAGATTGAGAAGGCTCCGACCTTCAGCAAGGCGATGTTGGCGCAGCAGTATTTGGATACCCGATTCCCCATTCAAGAGGAGAAATCAGCGATTATGAAGTTGGCGGTGCAGGCCGACCCCTTGTTCAACCTGGAAACGAAGGATGTCTTGGCATTGGTTTCCACCGGTCTTGTCCCTAAGTGGAAGGCTATCCTGCACTTTGAGTTGGAGTCGCTGATTAAGACTGCGATTGCCCAAAACGAGAACTTCTTTGAACTCACCCTGGAAGAGCAGAAGGAAGCCCTTGCGACCCTCGCAAAGACGCTTGTTCCGGCTGAAGAAGCCCCCAGAACGATGACTCCGCAGAGCGTGATGAATGCTCGTACTGCCGTCCCTGCCCCTGCTGAGGACGATGATGACGAGGAAGACGAGGACGAAACCTAACCCTAACCAATGACTTTAGAAGAGATTGCGGCCTCCAAGCAGGAAGGCTTGGACACGATTGGAGAAGAGTTTGGTAAGAAGGTGGACAAGTCGCAGGATGAACTGCTCGCTTTGCTCCTTTTAATGCTTTCTAAGCTCTCCTACGACACCGAAGGCAATCTCCTATCCACCACCGACAATTACGCCCGTGTAGAGGCTCTGATGGCCGAATTTAAGGATGCCGTATCGCGGAGCAGTTATTATGATGCGTTGGTATTCTTGGCGAAGAAGATTGACACGCAGGCCGACTTGACCAAGCAGTATTACGACAAGTTGGGCTTTGATGTGAACTCGGCTTCGGAGGTCGGTTACGAGGAGCAGATGCGGTCTATGTTTGACGATTTGACCAACCTTGAGACGAATCTATACGCTTATATCCGAAACTTTATCCTTGCGTCCATTGCTTCGGGTTCGGCCCGGTCGCTTTTGGAGGGAGGGATTACCGAGATAATGGTTGGCGGTGGCCCTGACAAAAAGGGTCGTTTGTTCAATATGGCGGTCTTGACTGCTGACACGATGTTTGCGGTGATTGACCGTTCTTTCACCTACGCTTTGGGCAAGGCTTTGGGCATTAAGAAGTTCAGATATGCCGGGGGATTGGTGAACGATTCAAGGCCGTTCTGCGTGTCAAGGGATGGCAAGGTTTTTGATGAGGGGATGATTCGTTCGTGGGGAAGGTTGGGCGATTGGAAGGGAAAGATTCCCGGCACGGATGAAGCCACAATTTTCATTTATTTAGGCGGTTATAGATGCAGACATTGGCTTGTTCCACAAGTTTGAATACCCATTTTTGTTTATATTTGCACCATAAACCCATTCATTTACTATGGACATAAATCCAAACCAAGTCAAGGTTCGTTGCATAAAGGCCAACGGACAAGTCGTGATGCTGAGCAAGGCAACGGCAAGGGACACCGCGTTCCTCAAAAAGTACGGCATCCGTATTGAGGATGAAGCCTACTTGAACCCCCAAAGCCAAGTCTTTGAGCCAATTCAAGAAGCCCCTAAGCGCAGGCAGATGATTCGCGCAGAAGAACCCGAAATGATTGTTTCGCAGTCTGCTGAAGAGATGATGGAGCAAACCCCCGAAGTCAACGAGGAGGGAGAGGTTGAAGAATCGCTCCCCCAAGAAATACCAACCGAAGAAGCACCAACCACTAAAACCCGTAGAAAATGAGCGTAGATTCCAAAGAGATGGCTAAATGGCTATTTGACCAAGAGAAAGAGTTTGCATCCCTTGACGAGTTCAAGGAAGAACTTGCGAAGAAGTATGTGTCCCGTGAAGTGGCCGTTGACGATGAGGACATCCGCAACCGCGTTACCGGGAAAACCCTCGGAAGCCTTGAGACCAAGTTCAAGAGAGCCTTCAACTTGACCGAGGACGATGTAAAGGGCAAGAAACTGTCCGATTTGTTTGAGGTTGCCCAACAGCGTATCAACACGCAGATTGAGGACTTGAAGGAGCAATCCAAGAGTTCCGGGAAGGACGATGAGGGCTACAAGGCGCAACTCGCTGAGTTGAAGAAGCAGAAGAGCGAATACGAAACCTTAGCGGGTGAGTTGACGCAGAAGCTTGAGCAAAAGGAGGTTGAGTCGCAGAAGGCCATTGACAACTACATCATTAACCAAGAGGTGATGAAGATTAAGTCATCCCTTTCGTGGAGCGATTCGGTCAATCAGTTTGCCAAGAAGGGCTTTGACTTAGAATTGAATGAGCGTTATATCTTTGCATTGTCGGACGGGAAGTTGGTGGTGACAGACAAGAACGGAAGCCAGATCAAGAATGAGAAAGGCACGGGCTATCTGACACCTGAAGAGTTGGTTCGCTCGGAGGCTGACAAGGCTCAAATGCTCAAGAAGGCAGGAGAAGCCGGGAAGCAAGACCGAGAGCCAATTCGGACAACGACCTCTGGCACAAAAGAAGGAACTCGCGAACGGTTCTTGCACCCAAGGGCCGCGAAGCATAGAGAAGAGATTAGCGCACGATGATGTGTCGGGGGGACAATAAGCCCCATAGTGCCTGGCTTGGCAAGAAATAGCCGACAAACCTTTCTTTCATTCCAAAAAAATGTCATACGCTTTTTCATCTTTCGTATCGTGTCCCGACATCCAAGGTCGTTTGGACGATGGCTATTTCAATGCCGATCCAACGATGTTCCCCGGACACATCAACACTCTTCGGGCTATCACCTCCCCGATGAACGAATCTGGTATCATCCAAAACCAGATTGACACCAAGAACGGCCACTACCGCCAGGTTGAGGTCGTGTACCAGCCTCGGATGACCTCTACCGACACTTCAACCTCTGCGGAGTTGAATTGTAATGCAGGGCCAACCTATGGTGAAACCTCTACCGTTTACAACATTGACCCTGCTGCCGGTGCTTCGCGCAGGTGGTCGGTCAGTCTTGACGATTTGGCTCCTCGTTGTGAGAATGACGAGAACTACATCGCTCGGCAGTTGGCAATGCACCTTCAGGCTATCAAGCGGTTTATGAACAACGAAGCCGTAAGCTACATCGCTGCCAACTTCGGTAAGTACCCCGTTCAGCCCACCGGCACAGGCTCAGGCCAAGTGAATGCCGCTCGCACATTGTTGACCACCAAGACCAAAAACACCTCCACAGGCGTTTTCTTGGATGACTTCTTGTCCGATGTGACCTATCAGTATCAACTTGCTGAGGGTTGGGATCGCCCCATCATCATCGGTGGTGAGCTTACTCACAAGTATATGACGGCTCTCAAGTCGCATTGCTGTGCTACCGTGAACGTTGACCTTCAGGCTATGATGAACTCGGACGCTCAGTCCTATTTCTTCCTTGAGCCAAAGGCCGATAGCGTTTTCGGTACGGGTGAGTTCGCAATGATTGCTCCCGGTGGCGTTCAGCTTATCCGCTACAACGCTTTCCGTGGCGCATCCGGCATCCGCGTAATTGATGACCAATCCATCAAAAAGGGTACGATTTCTGACCCTGAGACCGGGCTTGAGTTTGACTATTACGCTCAGTTGGATTGCAACACCTGGAAGTTCTTTTTGGGTCTTTCCTACAAGTATGTTGACCTCCCTGCTGACTTGTTCTTCGCAACCGATGAACTGTCTGGGGTGAACTACATCTTTGAAGGAAAAGTGAACAACTAATCTCCACTTGGGTTTAGTGCGAGAAGGGGGTGCGAAAGCATCCCCTTTTCTTTTTGTACCTTGTACCATTGATTTTTAGTAACTTTGCCTTATGAGTTGTTGGAATAATGTCATCGGGATTCGCGGCCTCTGCGACCCTGCTGTTGAGCCTATCAGCGGCCTCTACATCAATGATTTGACGGGCATTAGCCTTGCCGACCTTGATTCGGGGGTTAACGAGGAGGACAAGACGGCTTACACCTTGATTCAGCGCAAGATTGACCAAGCGGCCAATATGCTGAAGGCCGAGTCGTTGGCTTACTTACAGAGCCGTTGGAACTATACCACTTCATCTTGGAATGGCGATTTGGGCTTCTATGCCGAGTCCGTTCAGCCTTTGGCTGCTTCGGGTGTATGGAGAGGCATTGGGATGCGATATCGGCAGGTGGATTACATCTCCGTGACCATCTCTTCCATCAGCCTCTTGTTGCCTTCTTCGGGCGTTGTCCCGGTTCGTGTGGTTGACTTGAGGACGGGCGTGACTTTGGACACCTTCAATGTCACCTCGGTGGCTAATTCGGTGACGAGGCTTGTGGTGAACAAGACCTACCAATCCAACGGTCAGATGTTGAATTTGGCGGTGCTTTACGATGCGACTGCGAAGGCTTCCTTCCAGACGAGCCTGTATGCGACCTACGGATGCGGTGGATGCGGTCGGGGCTATCGTTGGTCGGAGAATATGCTTGAGAGGGCCATTGAGATACCCACGGGCGGTCAGTTGATTGAGAGCAACATTTCGGGGGGCGGCTTCACCGGTGGATTGAGTGTTCAGTACCAAGTCGCTTGCAGTTTTGAAGCGTTACTCTGCGCCCACGTTGCGCAACTCGGCTATCCATTGCTTTACAAGACCGGGATGTTGTTGTTGAAGGAGATGGAGTTCTCCAAAAGGCTGAACGGTGTCATTGTGTTCAACCGGGATATGAATCAGGAGTTGAGCAATTACTATCAGGCTCAATACGACCAATATATGCAACGCTACTTTGAGCAAGCCACTTTGCCCGAAAACGGATGTTTTGCTTGTAGGCAGAGGGTGCGTCAGGCATCTTTCATACCGTGACACTTGATGAATATATCACGAAGATTCAAGGGCAGAGTTCTTCTCTGAAGAGCAATTTGGTCGCTGCCCTGGACGAGTCTGCGCCTGCAACGCATAGCGACCAGGTGTTGCCCCGCATCTTTGAGAAAGGCTTGAAGCCTGATTTGGGGAAGATTGGCGATTACGCAAGCGACAAGTACAAGGAAAAGAGGCGCAAGAAGGGTTTGCAGGTCGCGTTCATTGATATGAAATTCAGCGGTGAGTTGAAGAGCGAGTTCAGCAAACCAACTCGTAGAGTTACCGGGAAGACCCCATCCATCTCCTTCAATGTCTTGACCGCTGAAAATAAGGAGAAAGTCGTTGAGAACGAGAAGCGTAGGGGTACTATCTTTGGGTTGTCTGCTCCCGAAAAGCAGTATTTCGTTGATTTATTGACCCGAACCTTTTTCGCTAAAGTATTCAAATGATAGTAACCCAAGTCATTGACGAGATATTCGCCCGGCTGAACGCCTACAAACTCGTTCGGCATACGGGCTTTGCGGAGTTGTTGCCCGATAGGGATGGCAAGATTATCCCTGCCGTTTACTGCTCCAACGGAGAGTATCGCCACGTTGTTGACGATTACGATTGGAACGAGGGCATTGCCTTCATTCGCTACAATGGCCGGGAGCGAGCCGAGGTCACGGAGGAGAACAACTTTATCGGATGCCAAGACCTGCTGAGAATCGTTTATCCTTTGCGCCTTGTGATTATCGGTCGCAGGAAGAGTAAGAGACCTTACGAGGTGAGTTCGCTCGTCCAGAGCAAGATTACGGGCCTCTACGAGTCTTTGGCGCAGACTGTCGGTGCGGTGAGTGTTGATGTGTTGGGTGTGAGTTCCGGGTATTCCATCAAGGAGAACCTGGAGAGCGAGTTTGAGGGGGCGAAGATTGCCTGGGACACGAACCTCTACATCATTACGCTTGACTTGGATGTTGAGGTGGTGGGTGATTCCTCTTGTTTGAACACCGAGGAGCCTTGCGTCCATACGCCTACGCCTACGGCCCGAATCTTTGACCAGACTTTTGACCAAACCTTTAATTAGGTCGCTCAAACTTTATCTTTGAACTTAAAATCAAACGAATATGGCTGTTAAGACAAGGATAAATTTGGATGCGTCCTCGGTTGTGGTGAGGGACGAAACGGGTGCTTTGCAGAATACTGCTGTAAGGGTAGGCACTCTGCTTGAAGACCTTTCGGATTCTGCTGCATTGCTTCGGGAGAGGGGCTGTGTGAGCCTTTCTACGCAGGCAAGCGTGAACTTCACCCCTGCGGCAGGCGATACACCGGAGAAACTGACTTATGCAATGACGAGCGTTGTGAGTACGCCTTACAATGTAAGTTCGGAAACAAGCCCCAGGGTTCAATGGACTGGTTTGGCGGGATTGCCTTACCGGGTGAGTGCTTTGTTGAACTTTAATGGCTCAAATGGCCGTGAGTATTACTTCTACATCGCGAAGAATGGTGTGATAGATGTCTCTACCAAAGTCAGCGTTCACCTCGCTTCTTCCAACCCTCACGCGGTTGTTATGGAGTTGTTCACTTCGGGTGCTGCTTATTATGAGATATGGATTGAGCAGGAGACCACAACGACCCAAATCACCCTTTTGAATGGCCAACTTTCTTTAATGAGCGTCTAATGGCACTTGGCAGACTTTCCTCCTTCACCTTCGGGACTCGTTTCCTGACCCTCGTTTACGACAACTCGCAGACCTTTTATGTGTCTTACGCTCACATCATTGGCTTTGAGTTAGACCCTCGCACTACGGACACGACCGTATGGATTTACCCGCAGGGCGAGGTCAGCGAAACCTTGTCGGTTAGGAACAGCGATTTGGTTGCGATAGGCAGTAGTGCTGCTGCGTTCTTGGCTTTGTTGCAGGGCGTGTTGGTGAACCAACTCTTTTGGTTTGAGATATGGGCGAACTTTTTGGCCCGTGCCAAGGCGGGTGGAGCGTTTGCTCCCGAATTGGAAAGCACTTGTGGCCGGGAGTTTCGCTACGAGATGTCTGGCCCACCGCTTGTGCCGACTGCTGACGAGGACTACGCTGACTTTTGGTACTTCAACCTTCGTTGCGATACTGACTTAGCGACTGCTAAGGAGGTCAGTGCATACAACTGCCTTCTTGCGAGATTTTCACCCTTGAACCCTAATGCCTGATGTCTAATCCATCGCTTCTTTGCGTTCCCTATCGCTTTAAGACAAGCAAGTTATACTCTCAAATCCCCGATTCGGGTTTGGGGGATTTTGTCGTTACTCGTGCGACCACTCCGACTGCGGGTCAGGCTACGAGGGTCAATGCTGCGGGTCTTATTGAACTCGTTGCAGACAATGTGCCTCGTTTGGACTACCCTTTGGGAGGCATTACGGCAGGGTGTCCTGCGCTTTTGGTAGAGCCGAGTGCGCAGAACTTGGCGTTGCAGAGTGCGGCGTTCAACACGACTTGGACGATAAGCAATAGCACGCAAATAACCACAAACACAACGGGAACAACCGATCCTGCTGGAAGCACGCTTTCTGATTTAATTTTTTGTCAAGCGTCAGGAACCCTCGCTCAAGGAGTAAATCAGTCAATTTCAATTTCAACAAGCGGGACTTACACGATGTCCGTGTTTGTTAAAAAAGCCAGCAATTTTGATTGGTTTAGAATACAATTTCAAGACGCAACAGCGACGGCTTATCAAGCGTATTACAACCTTGTCAGCGGCACGCTTGGCGCTGTTGACGCAGGTAGCACCGCAACAATTACGAGTTTTGGAAACGGGTGGTATAGAGTGACTCACTCCCGAACAACTGTGACTGGAAATGTTGTTTTTGGTCTTCGTTTAGCAAACGCTAACTCCACGCTAACCGTTCCTTGCGATGGTATAAGCGGTGCATACATCTTTGGCGCACAACTTGAAGTCGGCTCAGTTGCCACATCATACATCCCCACAGCCGCCTCCCCCGTCACACGGGGAGCGGAGACGATAAGCAAGACGGGAGTGAGCAGTTTGATTGGGCAGACGGAGGGGACGATTTATGCGGAGGTGGTGTTGAGTAATAACTCAGCGGGTTCAATTTTTTTGCTTGATAACGGGTCAACAAGTACATTCTTGAACATAGTTAGAAATACGGCCCAAAACATACAAGTAACTTTAAGGAATGGAGGTGGCGCAATAGCGACTATTATTACATCATCGGCATTGGCTAATGGTGTCCATAAAATAGCTCTATCCTATACAAATGGTGCTTACTCGCTATACATAAACGGCTCACCTGCCGGTACGTCAACTAATTCAACGGATTACCCCGCATCCTTAACTCGCGCCTCAATTTCTACATCGGATTATGGTGCGCCATATTTCCCGCGCAACGACCGCATCCGCGCTCACGCCATCTACCCCACCCGCCTGCCCAATACCGGCCCCAACTCCCTCCAATCTCTCACGCAATAACCTATGTCCACTCCTTCTCTCCTAAACATCCCTTACCTCTACAAGGCAGGGACGCTTTATTCGCAGATACCCGAAAGCGGAGCGGGTGATTTCACCGTATCTCGCACCACGACCGTTGCGAATCGCTCCACGAGGATTAACAAGGACGGGTTGATTGAACTCGTTGCAAACAATGTGCCTCGCCTTGACTATCCGTTGGGTGGAGCGGTGAATGGCTGCCCTGCGTTGCTTGTAGAGCCTGCGGCTACGAACTTGGTGTTGCAGAGTCAGGCATTTGATGTCACTTGGTCTCCCTTGATAGGTGGCACGGGCGTAAATCCTGCCATAACCGCAAATTCGGTCATTTCCCCTGATGGCACACAAAACGCTGAAAGAATTGTTTTCAATAGGGGTGCAGGCAATGCTCTTATTGACCAAAGCACATTGCAGCAAAACATCACGATACCAACAACGGGTGCTTACATTTTTAGTGTTTATGCTAAAGCTTCTACGGCAGGAGATGTTGGCAAGCAGGTTTTTATTAGGATTGGAGGTGCTGGAGCATTGACGGCAATTACTTTAACCGCAAATTGGGTTAGGTATTCAAGGGCAGAAACTTCTGTCACAAGCGGTTCTCAAGCAGTTCAAATCGGCAATCGTGGGACGGTCACCGCTGACAACTCCGTAAGCGTTGACCTATGGGGAGCGCAAGCAGAGAGAGGTGCTATCCCCACCTCCTACATCCCCACCACCACCGGGTCAATCACGCGGAGTGAAGACCAAATCACAAGGCCGGGCGTTTCCTCTTTAATCGGACAAACCGAAGGCACATTCTATTTTGAGGGTGAAGCAAATTTTGCGGCTACTGATTTGCCTTCCCTAAATCGTAGTATCACAAATAGCGTTTTACTTGCAAAAAACGCATCAAACCAAGTAGTTGCTTATGTGTACTATGGGGGTGTTTTTTTGCCCATATTTGCAACCGCCTCTGCAATAACGGGGCCATTTAAAGCCGCCCTTGCCTACAAGCAGGGTTCTCCAGCCGGTGATACCGCTTTTTTTGTTAATGGAGTGCAGGCAGGGTCAACAAATGCTGCAAATTGGGCATTTACGGCAGGATTGAATGATGTTATCATTCGTGCCGACTCATATATTGCAGGAGGAAAGCCATACAGAGTTCGTGGCCTTGAAGTTTACCCCAACCGCATCCCCAACACGGCAGCACCCGGAGTTCTCTCCCTCGCCACCCTCACCGCACTATAATCCACCAACCCTTACTAAATTTGTCGCACTATGGCACTCGCAACTCTCACAGCACTAACCTTCGGGACAACGCAACTGCAACTCACCTACTCGGATGGAAGGCAGTATTTCCTCAATTACAGGGACATTAACGCCACCGAATTGGATGGCACTTCGGGTATCACGAAGGTTCGCATCTACCTCTCAGGAGGCTTGGACGAGTCTATGTTCGTGACCGGGCCTGACCTCGTAGCCATCGGCACAAGTGCAACCGCATTCCTAACCACCCTCAATACCTACTTGTAATGTCAGTCAAGCAGATGATGATGGAACTCGGCATTAATGTCGGGATGTCCGTAGGCGGTTTCTTCGGAAGCCTCCTCCTCGTTGGAAAGCAAAAGGGAGCGTCCATTCGCACCCAGATGTTCTCCATTCTCGCAGGAACATTGTCTGCCAACTACATCACCCCCCTTGCGGTAAACTTCCTTGGCGTTGAACTTGAGTCAGCCAAATTCGCAATGGCCTTCATCGTAGGTTTCAGCGGTCTAAGGCTCGTGGAAACACTCAGCGAACGCCTCCATAAGAAGGTGGACGATGAATCTTGATGGCCTCTACCCATCCATCCCCCGGCACGTCTTAGACCAACTCAGCGATGTGCAGGATAGGTACAGCATAAACACCCCCCTTCGCCTCGCTCATTTCCTCTCTCAATGCGCCCACGAATCGGGCCGATTCCTTGTAACGCGGGAGAACCTAAACTACTCCGCTCAAGGGCTTCTAAAGACCTTCAAGAGGCACTTCAACGAACGAACGGCTAAACTATACGCTCGCAACCCCGAAGCCATAGCCAACAAGGTCTATGGCGGTCGCTTGGGCAATACCGAAATCACCGATGGATGGAAGTTTAGGGGCCGTGGTTACATCCAAACCACCGGGAAGGCCAACTATGCCGAACTTGATAAAATCGTCCCCGAAGACCTCCTTGACAACCCCGACTTGGTGTCTTCCAGGTACGCGATGCTCTCTGCCGGGTTCTATTGGAATAGCAGGAAAATCAACGCGGTGGCCGACCTCGGAGCAACCGAAGAGGTCGTAGAAAAGGTCACGCTCAAGGTGAATGGAGGAACGCACGGCCTGAAGGAGCGCACCGAATACTTCTTTGAATACTACCAAATCCTGACGGTCATCGCATAACTTTGAACCTATAAACCACCACGCTATGCCACTCACTAAAGCCAAAGGTTATGGGAAAAAAGCCGTCTCCAAAGCCGTCTCCAAAAACATCTCCGAACTCACCAAAGCCAACAAAGCAAAGCCAAAAAGCAAAAAGCGGTCAAGAAAGCAAATTGCCGCTATTGCCTATTCTGCTGCAAAGTCATAACCACTCCTGCTGATGAAGATAGCCCTACCCCTTAGCATCCGCAAGGACTTCGTGGAAGCCTTGGATAAACTCGTGGCGCAGACCGGCAAGAGCCGCGAAGCCCTCGTAGAGGACGCACTCTTTGATATGTTTGAAATCTTCCAGGAGTTCACGGCCATAGACCTTGACCTGGACGAGCATTTGACCGAGGAAGCGAAGAACGAAACGATGCGGAGGATCTTCCCCGAAGACGATGCCTGCTGATTCCCACTTCCCCACCAAAGGGACACTTGCCCTTATCCTTCCCATCGTTGTAGCCCTCGGCTACTTCATCTACCTGCTCAAGGACAGACCGGCAATGGTCATCCAATCGCAGGAATGCACCATTAAAAACCAACGGGAGGCAATGGATTCAATGCAATCCCGCATCGCCTCCATAGAGCCTCTCAGAGACACGATAATCCAAGAGGTGATGCGTACCAAGGTTAAGTGGAGAGAAAGGCTTGTAGAGGCTTATACGAAGCTGGACACGATTCTCGTTCCATCCTACATCCCCATCCGTTTGGATTCTTGCCAAGAGGTCGGTGCGCTCCTTGAAGAGCAGGTGGCCTTGACCGACAGTTTGCTTGTTGCTTACCGGGTGAAGGACTCCATCTGCCGGGACGCTTTGAACACCCTTGATAGCGTTGTTGCCGGGCAGAAAGCGTTGGTGGCGAAGGAGCAGAAGAAGGTTCGTAGAAACCGGGTTGTTGCGGTTGCGGTTGGATCCGCAGTCTTAGGCGCAACGCTCTTAAAATAGCCTTATCTTTGGCTTGCCGTTAAGGGGTTAGCGGTTTGTGTTTCATTGGTTAAGCCCACGAGTAGGTCGCTCCGAAAGTGGGCTTTTTCATTAATACATCCTCGTACAATGCGAGAACTCGGCCACAATCTCACGGACATCGTTGCCTGAGTCATTGACCCTCCTGCCCATCTTGAGCTTCATCCAATAGCCTCCCAATGGCTTTGGTGGTCTTCCCTTCTCAACGTGGAATCCCGCGACACCGCCATCCCATTCCTCCTTGTAGGTGGCCGTACGAATCTGGTGGATGTCCCTCTGCGAGATGACCTTCGTAGTGCGGTCATAGCGATGCACCCGATTGATGTGGTGGTACAGTTCGTGGACGTGGCCCATCCAAGTGCAGTCGTACCCTTCCATCGCCATCATTAGTCTGGAGTCCTGAAGCACTCCCTTCGTGACCACCCCACCCCCCCCGAAACCATGCGCGTAATGTGTTACGAAGGATAGATGTTTGCGCAATTCTTCCGACCCAAAGCCGAGGCGAAACTCAATAACGCCCGTGTACCCACCGACTTGAATATGCGAACCGCACTCCCGGTTAATGACCGAGGTGAATCGTTGCAGGAGGTCAATTTCGTTGAACTTGATGATGCTCGTTTCGTGGTTTCCGTACCCTATGAGCAGGATGTTCTTTGCGTAGGGAGCAAACCATTCTACCGAGGTGTCCACGATGGCATCAAAGTAGTAGGGTGTGTTGTGTTCGGGGCGTATATCGCCCTTATTCCTACGACCATCTGCGCGACCCTGCATAACACAATATGCGTCTCCGTTTATGATAATTCCGGCTTTTCTGCGCACGGCTTCATCTAAATGGTTCTTCAGAAGTTCCCGGTCGCAATGCGGATTGTCCCAATGCAAGTCCGATATGAGCAAGAACTCGGCCTCGGATTCGCAGTCAATGACGTGGACATTCTTGGAGATTCGTTCTGCTCTCATCGTTTTGGGTTTAAAGGTTAAGTCAGGAGCGGGTCATCGTAGAGGTCATCCAACTCAATCTTGAAGTCGGTCAAGACTTCTTCCACCCTCTCCTGCATATCGGGAGCATCGTGGAAGGTATGGTGGCGAAGTTCAGCGAGGGCGAGATACATTGCAGGAGCGAGACCACACATCTTGTGGTTCAGCATATCCTCCTCATTCTCCGTGTCAAACTCAATCGTTATCTTCGCCATTGTGTTGTTTTAGGAGGTAAACGACCGCCTCTTCAAAGGTTTCGCCCAAAGATAACAACGCGTCCCTCACATAAAGGAACTCTTTTTTGTTAAATCGCAGGATAATCTTTTGAGCCTTAGCGTTATCCTTCTTCTCCTCCTCCTCTTCCAACTCTTTTTCAATCTCTTCGGGCATCTGCCAGACCTCAATCCCGCAGTCTGCAAGGAGTTGAGCATCCCACTCGTTCGCAAGAGCCTCGTAGTCATAGTCTCCAAAGGACGAGTTGTCCTTCAGAGCAATGGCCTTCAATTTCTCAATGTGCGTGTCTGCCGGTAGGACTTTGCAGGGAGCCTCCGTGTATTCAAGTTCCCTCAACGCTTTGAGCCTCATATTGCCCCCTATGACAACGAATGTATCGTTGTGGGGGAATACGATTAACTCACGGAGAGAAAGCATCTCAGGGTCATCCTGGAGGCTTTTGACGAGTTTCTTAAATCTATCGTCCTTGATTAACCTGGGATTGCCGGGCAACCCTTCTATCTGCCCCGCGTTGTTGCGGAGTTGATACAGTTTGATGTCTTGTGCGTTCATTTATTTATACCCTATCGGGAAAGGAAAGTGCGATTCTGATGCGGAATTGATTTTGGTGTACCCTTTAGGGTGCAAAAAACACCACTTTTGCCCCTTATATGACCCATTACGGAAGGTCTATCTCCCCGAAGAACGGTCTCTTGTCTGCGCTTTTGGCTCCTCTGCAAGACCACAACGCCCTTGCAAACCAATTTGGAGAATGGGTTTCCGACTTGATGCCGTTGGATCGGGAGCAGTAGTTGTCCCCCCTCGGAGTGCCGGGGGATATGGTGTAGCCCGATGCCCCGAACTGAACGGTCTTCCCATCTTTGGTGGCCGTGTATTTCTTGCCTTTTGCGGATGACTTCGTAATCATCCAGCCTCTGAACTCTGGCATAGCGTTTATTTTGAACGAATGATGACCATATCCTGCGGGGCAGGTGGAATGCCTCCGAAGTAAGCCGGGAGCGTGTAGGTGATAAACGGGATGCGTACCTTGAAGGTGGTGGAATAACTGTTAATCCATACCGAAGCGTTGTTGCCTTGGTTGGAAATCAAGCACCATACCTTCTGCCCAGGTTGCACCGAGCAGAGATAACGAATTTCCCTGCGTCCGTTGATGTAGGCGGTGGCGTACATCTTGATGTACTGCCCTTCCTCGCTTGACATCCAACAGATGCGAACCGAGTTCCGCTTGTGATAAGGGAAGCCCGACACGCCCCAGAGTTTGTTGATGCCGTAGCCTTCCGTACCGGTGTTCTTGTAAAGGCACGACTCCGTGAACTCGTATTCCCTTTTCCAAACTGTTCCCATTGTGGGAAGCATCGGGTCGTTCTCGGCCCAATTCTCGCCTTCTTTGATGAGGATTCGTTTATTCATATTTGTCATATCCTTTTAAAGATTTCCATTTTTCGTATGACCTTCCAACTGAAAGTCCCGCATAGAACCAAAGGACATACCCGATGCACATTACAACTATGTTCATACAAGTGCGTAGTTAGCCTCAAAGAACTCCTTTGAGACGAGCCATTGGTCTGAATGATTCTCTGGATTACGAGAAATCATATCGCCTTCCTTTGGGCTACCATTCTCCCTGTCTTCTTTTGATATTGACACGGAATCGCTCAAAACCTCACCAACGAGGTAAGGTCGCATTTCGCCTAATTGTTTTTTTCGGTATGGTTTAAAGTCGCTCATTTTATGGGGGTTTATTTAAGCAAAGTTACTTATTTGTGGAAAGATATGAGTCAATCAGAGCAACGGCTTTCTCGTAAGAGTCAGCGACTGCGGAGAGATAGCCTTTGGCGTTCAGCCTCTTGACCATCTCCCATTGCTCGGCAAAGTGTTCGGTTGCCGGGGTGATGCCGTCCTTCTTGAAGAACTTGACCCCCGGTCGCTTCAACTCAATGAACAAGCCGTGATATCCTTTCCGTGCCTCAAAGATGAGCAGGTCGGGGATGGCCCTGGAGGAGCGGAGTTTGGAGGTCTTAACGGCAAGGCCCATCGGCATCCGTATGCCCGAAAGGTCTGAAGTGAATATTAGGGTCGGGTATTGGAGGCGCAGGTATTGACAAACGCTCTTTTGGAGGTCGTATTCTAATGGTTCGCGAACCTTGGGGCTTGGGCATTTAACAGGCATTGAAGTCGTTTAATTCAGCAATTTCGTAGAGCCTCTCCGCAAGATTGGAGATGTCCTCGTGGACTTTCTCGGAGTAGAAGAGGCATTTCTTTTGAGCGTAAGCATTCATCTTGTCAAAGGTCGGCTTGGATAGATGCTTCTGCAAGACGAACTCTTGCAGGAGGGTCAGCACATCAATCGGTTGGAAATGCTCTTTCACGGGTTATGGGGGTTGGGGGTTTGCAAATAGTGCAACTTCCAAAATTGTTTGCTTCTACGACTTGGCCATGTTCGTACTCGGTAATGATGTACGCCCCTTCGGGTAACTCTTTCAAATCAACGCCTTCCAACTCATGTTCTTTAAACGCATACATTACCCGAATGCCATTCTTTATTACGTAAGGGTACAGCGAAAAGGATAGTTCGTTCACATTTTCTGCCATTAGAAACAGGTCGTATTTTGGATTGACTGACCTTAAACGGTACATCTTCACGGCTTATGATTAGGGGTTAATGGGTTAGGTGTTTTGGCTTGATGAAGAACGAGGTCAGCAGGATGACGATGAACACCGCAAAGACGAACATCAGCGTAATCCATAAAGGAGCAAAGCACCAACCCCACGAAATAATCGTAGGGCTGATGAGCTTCGCAACGCACAACAATCCGCAAAGGATGGTCGGCCATTTAAAGACTGACCCCATTAGAAGGGCATATCATCTTTGGTCTCCTGAACATCTGCCTTTGGGGTAGGTCTCCAGGTATTCAACTCGGCATTGTGAGTGCCGTACTTATCCGCTTCACGCTTCGGCCAACAAGCGACTCGGACATAGCCCTTATCGTCTTTGTGTTCCTGAAGCCAGGCAGCGAATTGGTCTGCATTAAAAGAGAGTTCAACAAGCTCCTTGCCTGCGATAATCTTCTTGTTAACGTAAATCCCTTTTGCGTAAACTTTTGGTGGGTTTTGTTGTGACATTTTCTTTGGGTTTGTAGAAAGGTTTAGGTTTTCGGCAGCCAATTTTTTCGGAACGCTTGTACTTCCGGGCATACCATTCGGAAGCGTCAATCGTGTAATTCTTGGGGTGCGAGTAGTTGTCGTACCCTTCTGCATAGGCGGCTTTCAAGTGATTGATTTCCTCGCGCTGATGAAGTTTGTCAGCCTTCTTCATTACTACGGTCTTCAGCACCAAGCCGGGTTGGTTGGATAGCCAATCCATAAATAGCTCTAAGGGGGTTGATTTGGGTTTAGGCATTGTTAATCATCTTCACTTTAATCATCGTACTCTCAACACATCGGTCTTTCTTCTTACCGACAAGCGACTTGATTCTATCCTGGAGGCAGACATTGGCTTCCACCGAGTTGTCCCAAAAGCCATAGTATTCATCCTTCATATCATCGCATCGCAGGAGGACGCAGAACTTGGTCTTAATCTTTGACTTGAACGCAGGGGCTTTGCCTTCAATGATGTTGCAGATGTTCTCCAAATCCTTGCGAGTTCCCCGGATGTTGTGGGTCGCTTCATCTTCAATCAATCGGATGGAGTGAATGACCGTGCTATGGTCTTGGTTGAAGTAAACTCGCCCCAAAGACAGTTTGCTAATCTTGGTGTACTTGCGGATGAGGAAGGTGCATATCTGCCGGGCGTGGACGATGTTAGCCCTGCGGGTCTTCTTCTGCAACTCCTCTGGAGTGATGCCGAAGTAGGACGCAACCACCGAGATGATGTTCTCGGACATCTTGTTTTCAATCAAACCGACTTTCTGTTCCATTTCTATTTCTTCTTCTTTTTATCCGTTTTCAGAACCAAAACGAGCCTTCCGCAGTAGGGGCAGAATGGGCCACCTTTGAGGTCAATAGTCCTTTGGTCTGCATCGTGGGCCACAAGTCCGTGGTTCGGGCATTCTCCTGCGTATTTCATAGGTCTTTCATTAACGATTCAACATATTCAATTCTTTGTCCAATCCACCGCATCACCGGTACGGCCATTGAGTTCCCGCAGGCTTTGTACCTTGGCCCATCGGGACATTGGTCAGCAGGTTTGTTGCGATAGGGAATCTTTGTCCAATCATCGGGGAATCCCTGCAACCGTTCGCACTCTTTTGGAGTCAGCCTACGAATCGCCATTGTGACCGGTGATGCAATACACTTTCCTTCATCTACATATTGGCTTCCAACACCTTTGAAATCCCTCGCACACAAAGCACCTACATTTTTTTGCTCCAACACCGCCCCGTAATGGTTCACATCCGAAGCCGAAGAGCCAATTGTCTGGGATGTCTTTTCGTTGATGGTTTGGTTGAAGCAGTCCACGGCAATGGGATGCGGTACTAATGGTGTGTGACCTCCACCCATTCCCATTGCGGCTGGCAGCGTTGGACATACATCAATGCTGACCCCCTTTTGTGGGTGTTCCCCAGCGAGTATCGGTATGGGTTGAGCGACAACATTCGTACTCCTTACATCCCCTTGGTCAAAGCAATTCAGCGTGTTTGCTTTCTCGTCTTTCTCCCAGGTTTCAAAATCGGTTTCGGATTGCGCCCTGCGTACTTTGCGGAATGGTTGAGAAACAATAGGAGTGTTCCCCCCTCCCGTTCCATACCTTGCGCTTACGGTGTTACCTACATCGTGTGGGCCAGTAACTCGTGAGTCGTTAGGATGGCTCTCAAAGTATTGCGGTTGAGCGACTTGCTCATAAACCATATTACCCGTTTCATTGCTTCCACTCGGCCCTCCATATCCCGTTTTCCATTTGCTCGTAACGCAAGGACTTACATTTCCTCCTGCACAACTGACATCGCCTGCCTCTCCAACGCTTCCCTGAGCATCGGTGGGAGTTTCTTGCCTCTTCGCTCTGCTCTGCTTAGAATCCCTTTGCAGGCTTTCGGACTCAAATAAAATCGCTGCGGCAGGTCGCCAATCTCCAAGGTGTCCGACAACAAACACTCTTCTGCGTCTTTGTGCGACTCCGAAGTGTTGAGCGTCAAGAACCCGGTAGGCGAACCCATACCCGATGTTCCCCAACGCTGTGAGGAAGGTTCCAAAATCCCTTCCTCCGTTACTTGACAACACACCGGGGACATTTTCCCAGACAATCCACTTGGGTTTCTTTGTGTCAGCCAATGCGAGAAATGTGAGCATAAGGTTTCCTCGTGGGTCAGCAAGGCCACCTCTAAGTCCGGCAACGCTGAAGGATTGGCACGGTGTTCCTCCGACCAAAAGGTCAATTGATTTTTCATTGAATGTGGGGTTTGAAGTTAATTGAGTCATATCCCCCAAGTTGGGGACATCGGGGAAACGATGCTTGAGAACCTCCGAAGGGAAATGCTCAATCTCCGAATACCATTGAGCCTCCCATCCAAGGGAATGCCAAGCAACCGAGGCGGCCTCTATGCCAGAACAAACGGATCCGTATTTCATTAGAATGGGACTTTTTTGGTTGCAATCTTCTCCTCAAAGGTAGGTATATCTCCACTAAATTCCAACACTTTTGTGTATTGTAATTGAACTTTAGCCATCGCAGTACCGATACTGCCATTCCTGTTCTTGCGAAATAGGATCTCCATAACATCCCTCAACTCTTCCTTGTTGTAATCCGAATCATCCATATACTCCGAAGGCCGAAACACAAACAGAATCTTGTCGGCATCAAACTCCAACTGTCCCGTTTCACGCAAATCGCTCATCTTGGGCCTCTTGCTCTCCCTCTGCTCCACATTCCTTGACAACGAAGACACCACGCAGAGCCATATATTCAGCCTCTTACATATCGCCTTGATGTACTTGGATATGTTGGTAACCTGCTCAATCCTCGCTTTGCTACGGTCTTCGGGCAGGGCCGAAATCAACTGAAGGTAGTCAATGTACGCCCCCTCAATCTTGTGGGTCTTGATGAGTTTGAGGAGTTCAAGTTCAATCCTTGCGGGGTCGGCCCCAGGGATGTCAACGATGTGCAGGGGAGCATTCTTCACCTTGTCCACCGCAATGCCCATCTCCGTAAAGTCGTGCTGGGTGATGCGGTTTTGCGCATCCAAGAACGCTTCGCCATCAATGTCCGAAAGGTTGCTGACAAGCCTCGTCATCAACTGCTCGGTGGACATCTCAAGCGTGAAGAAGGCCACGGGCCGTCCTGCAAGGGCTTGGTTCAAGGCGTACTGCACCGCAAGGGTGGTCTTCCCCATCGCAGGTCTGCCTCCCAAAATGATGAACTCGGAAGGCTTGAAACCGGTGATAAGGCGGTCGGTGTTCGGATGGTAGGTGGGCGTGATGCGGCTTGGCTTCCGACCCGAAAGAATGGAATCCAATTCCATCATATAGCCCACAAGCAATTCGTGGGCCTCGGTCGCAATCGGATCAGGGTCAAGGGAGCGAATCTCCTGCATCTCGTTATACAGTTTGTCCACATCTTGATGCTTCAAGAACTCCACTTTTATTTCGTGGATGCGGCTCTGCACGAAGCGTTGGTGCAGTTCAAACCGGTAGTGCTTCCAACCGTCTGCGGTGTAGAGGCCGTTGTCAATGGTGGCCAGGTACACCGGGTCAATGCCAAAGTTGAGAGCCTTGCACTTCTGGTGGACGGTCAGCGTGTTGATCGGAACCTCCTCCTTGCGAAGTTCACGAATGGCCCGAAAGACATTCCTGCGCTTGCCTTCCTCAAAGTATTCCTCCCGCAGTTGCAGGACTATATCGCCCGGCTTGAGGATTTCGCAGATGAGGATGCCGAGCATCCGATCCTGGTACTCAGCGTACAATTCCGGGCTCAGGGGCGTAAGATGTGATTGGGGTTGATTCATAGGTTTTGGGTTGGTTAAATTGTGAATGCCTCTCTGACGCATTTACAGGCTCGTCATTGAACGCTTTATGCGAAAGGTATCTTACCGGGTCTTTGCGGTACTTCTTCTCGTGGTGAGCCTCTAAATAAGCGGGAAGGGTATTCCTGATTTTCTCCACCTCCTCGTCTGTGAGTTTGAACCAAGCGACCATCGCTTTGTCCTTGCCGACCTTCTTGTCGTAGTATTCCCAAAAACCTTCAAACATTTGGAGCATTTGGTCGTGGTCGTAGATGGAGCCTCTGCGCTTTCTACCCTCCAGGGTTGTCTCCCTCTCTTTTCTTTCTTTCCCTTCTTTCTCCCCCATACCCCCTCTATCATCCCTATCTATCTTATCTCTC